GAATGGATGTGAATCACTGTTACCAGAACCACCACCACTTAGATTAGGAGATTCTAAATCATCTTCTTTCTGCTTAGCCTCTTTCTCTTCTTTACAATACTTATATAATGCTTGAGCAGCATTCAATACATCATCAAAAGTCTCAGCATCTTCTACCATCTCTACGATAGGAAACTCTTTCTCTTCAAAAGGAATCTCTCTAAAAGCACCAACTTTGAAATGAAGATTGATTCTATCTGCAAGATTCATCTCATCAAGATCTACAGAATCAACATCAAAGAAGTCTTCCTCATCAAGTTCAGCATATCCATTATAAAATGTCTTATTCAATCCAGCATACTTACGCTTCATCAACTTCTCAATTCTTGGATCCTCACAGACGTTGATGAAATCATGGGGTGCTTTCTCATCCCATTCTCCAGCAGGAGTATATAAGGCATGACCTACTTCATGTGCTACCAGTAGATCAAAGGTTTGTTCCGATGCCTTCTTCCAGTTAGGTAGAGTCAAAACACGTCTGTCTACATCAAATGATGCAGTCTCAACATTCTTGTGTTCTACTACTAAGTTCTCAGTAGCTAGTAGTTTTGCAACATTTCCTTTGACTTCTAAATTTACTGTCTGCATGGATTCCCTTGTGTATGAACCTATTATAATGCATGTCAAAGGGAATGCTAGGATTAGTGGACACTTATTCTACTGTCACCTTCTTGCTAAAACTCTTGTGTTTTTCGAACTGTATAGTATCAGCAAACTTATCCTGAAGCATATCACCCTTATGAGAGATGACAAATATATTAGCATCCTTGATAGCAAACCTAATGATTTTCATAAAATCATCTGTACCAGAAACATCAAGAGAACTGTCAAAGATCTCATCAAGAATCAATAGGTTAGTATTGACAGAGTTCTTTATCCTAGCAACCTCTCTCCATGTAAACAATAATGCTAGGTCAATCCTCATCTTCTCTCCTTCAGAGAAAGAAGCATAAGAGAAGTCCTCATGTATAGGAGACTTGATAGTCTCATTGAACTCTTCATCTAAAGAGAAGTTGATAGGAAAATCCATCTTCTGCAAATAACTTCTTATGGTTCTATTCATAAGAGGAAGATACTTTTTGATGATACGAGTCTTGACTCCACCATCCTTTAGGAGATGACTGACAATATCATGCTCTGCTCTTTTCTTCTTAGTATCAGAAGTCATTTCATCCAAGACCATCTTCTGACCTAAGAACTCACTACGCTTCTGCTTTTCATTATCTATATTATTATTCTGTATCTTCTCAATCTCCTGTCTGATATATTTCATCTTGTCATCTATATGCAGACAATCATCTTTCATCTTTCTCATCTGCCATTCCTTATCAGAAATCTGTTCCTGTAAAGCAATGTTATGATCTATATCCTTTTCTATATCTTCTACCTGAACTCTCAATCTACTGACACCAGTATCAAGTTCATCTATTTTTTCCTTTGCAGATTGAATTTCCTTATCCTTGAACTCAGGATCAATACTCTGACGACATGTAGGGCATTCATCATTGTTGACAAAGAACCTTAGATGCTTATTAGTAAGTTCTCTATTAGAAGTTATCTTTGCTGACAACCCTTTCAACTTAGTACACTTAGCTTTTAGTGGTTTGATATCAGTAGTAAGTCTTTTCAAATTATCTATTGCCATGAAACATTCATCTATCTGTACACGGAATGTATCATGCTTACGTTGTAGTTCTACAATCTCTTCATCCTTCTCTGCTACCTTCTCATCTGATTGGGATTGTAGATCATCAATGAACCTATCTTGAATATTGATTTTCTCCTTTACAATCTCTACCTTAGAATCTAATTCTCTAATCTCTTCATTATACATTCGCATCTTCTCTTTCACTAAGACATGCATCATAGAGAAGATTTTTATATCTAATATATCTTCAACCACTTCTCTCCTACCAGGAGAATTCAATTGCATGAATGGAACAAATGTACTACTCCCAAGTATAACGATCTGTGTAAATGATTTGAAATTCAACTTCAATACATTTTGTTCAAACCATTTCTGCTGATCTGTTGCAGAAGATGATTGATCTAAGAGATTACCATTCTTATAGATTTTGAATATAGATGGTTTGATACCACGAACAACTGTATACTTATTATTTCCAACACTAAATTCTATCTCAGCAACACAATCTTTATCATTGATGCTATTGATCAACTGTGACTTACTGATTTTTCTAAATGGTTTATTAAACAAAGAAAAGGTCAACGCATCTAAAATGGTTGACTTACCTGCACCATTGGAACCAATTATCAAAGTAGCAGGTGATTTATCAAGAGCAACTTCAGTGAAGCTATTTCCTGTAGAGAGGAAATTCTTCCATCTTATATTGTGGAACGAAATCATTTAGTAGTTGGAATCACAAATTCATCGGGGGTAATAATGGAATACTTATAACCCATCATCTCACAGGTCTTGATGATGTTCTCATCTGGGATCTCTGTGACCTTTACTGCTGGATGGTCATCAGCCTCCAGTAGACCAGCATACCGTACTGCGTCATCTTTGTCAACAAAAATGCTAAGAGATTTTGTACCATCTTTCATAGTGGCAGCATAAGCCTGATCTTTTGCTCCTCTACTTTGTTCTACTATAGTAAGAATAAACATTAGACTTGAGACGCTTCTCTATACAGATTTTTTATAATAGATTTTATATTAGACTTATCCATTTCAGTATCTATATCATCTACATACTTCTCTAAAGTTGTAAGAGTATCTTCTACTTCTACCCAATCATCTTCTTCAGCATTCAGATCAAAGTTCTCAATAATTTTTACATCATGTGCTCCACCATGATAAACACCTTCAACAAACTTATCAAATGTTAGATAGTTATTCTTTTCTTGAACAATAATCTTTACATACTGATCTTGAAATTCATCAAAGTCCTCAGTGGTATTATACGTATTGTCATCATACATTACCTTGTTGAAGATTGTGTATGGATTCTTAATGTATTTTAGATCTAAAGTTTCTGTATCAAACTCATGGAATCCTCTTCTATCACCATAGTCATTCCAATATATTTGATAGGGATTGCCAAGATAAGTTACATTACCTTTAGTACTTTTAGTATGATAATGACCAGAAAATACTTTCTTGAATCTCTTATATTTATCTACACTATCACCATTTATATGACTGTAACCAGGATGTGCTTCAAATCCTGCAAGTTCTAAATGACCCATACAAACAGTTGCCTTAGATTTTTTCAATAAGGATTCTGTTTCAATTCTATTTTCCTCATTGATCCAAGGAACAAATAGAATTTTCAATCCACCAATAGTAACATCAGTTGGTGAATCATATGTAATTAGATTATTGTATTGCTGTAGTAATAGATCTATAGTATTGATCTTATTTGTATTCTTATAATAAGCAGTATGATTTCCAACGATAGTATGTACCGTTATACCCATCTCTTCAAGACGACTGAAATAATTATTCTTAGCCCATTCCAATGACCATAGATCAATGTTCCTTCTATTGTCAAAGGTATCACCTAAGTCAAGAACAGTATCTATATTATTTTCTTCTAGGTATGGGAAGAATGTATCATTATAAAATTTGCCAATGAAATCATGGAAGATCTTACTTCCTTTTCTCATGCCAAAATGTTGATCTGTTATGATCGCAACTTTCATTGTGTCCAGTCTTGGTAGGGTGGTTCTTCTTCTCCAACACGATATTGGAAATGTTTAGTATCAAAGTATGATGGTGGTAATGGTTTTACATCATCATATGCTCCTTCCATTCTCTTCTTATGTTCTCTTTCATCCAATACTTCATTGATTAGTATCTTCATTTCTTTTGCATACTCAGGAGTAAACAATCTCCTTGGAGTAACCAAAGCAGGTTTATGTACTTGAGGTTTACCAGATGGTTTATAATTAGGGTCGGTGGGACCACTCATACCCTGTGTATCAATTTTTGTTATTTCTGGTGACATTCTTTTTGCTTGTGGATTTTGTCCAAACTCGCTCATCGATTCATCTTTACTTCTACATTTTCTTTTATCGAATTCATATCAGATAAATTATAGCCCACTTCATTGTCATCTGCTGTAAATAATTGTTCAAAACCAGACCGTTCTATAATTTTATTCTTTATTTCTAATTGCTTTTTCTCCCTTTGTATTCTTCTCAGAAATGCATAGTATATAATCTGAGTGAAATAAGCGAAAGGATTACTGGATTTTGCTGGATCAAAATTATCAATATACTGTACACAGTTCTCAACTCCATCACATATCATATCATCCTTGAACATATAGTTTACAAAATTGGGACGGAATGATAAATGATTAGCAATCTTTAGAAAACAAGAACCGATGTAATTAGTGATCTGAGGTTTAGGTTCACCATTCTCTTCAGCTCTCTTTACCTTGGCTTTCCAAATTACCAATGCTTCCAAGAAGTCTTTATTATTCACATAATGTTCTGGTTTGGCAGCCATAGGTTTTCTTTTGTATGGATATATAATAGCACAAAAATAGGGGCTTGACAAGACCCCTAAAAACATGTACACTAACCGTGTGGCGGTTCAAAAGAGATATACTTTAAGATTTAGGTTTTATCCTATATAACTTTTCTAAGAGCATTCTAGCATCATCTACCTTAGAAACATATCCTTTATTATTTTCTGTACGAGTCTTGTTACCAGAGACGAATTGCTTTTGGGCAGCTAATGCTTTTTGTAAACACTCGCCATAAAATTCAATAGCATTATCATCTAATTCGCTGATGGTAATAATTTTATGCTTTTCTATAACAAAGGTATCCTCACCTGAGAACTTCATCCACATGTTAGGAACCAAAACATGATGCATCACACCTGGTTGAGGATTTAGAACATCTTCTTTTATAGTAATAGCATTACCTACTAATAAAAGTTGATCTTCTTCAATCCAAGAGGCTTGAGCATAAATCTCTTCGCCAGATACTAGTTTGATTACTGCGTGAAAATCGTCTCCCATAGAGTTACCTGATATCAACATTTATAATATTATAATCAAAATTTTCTTCATTGTAGATTTTGATTCTTTCAACCAAATGATTCAACGTATAGTTTTTCTTACCATTACGTGTAATGTCATCAGAGACATCATATAAAGTTGCTAGATCTTTTGCTTGTCCTTTCCTTAGTACTCTACCTATTGACTGAAGGTTTCGTATTCTGGACTTTGAGGGGCTTGCGAAGATGACATTATGCAACCGCTTAATATTGATCCCAGTACTAAAAGTACCATAACTCGCAACGATAATCGCATTGTTTTCTTGCTCCGTAATTGATCTTACTTTTTCACGCTCTTCAGTGTCAACACCACCGTGAATGAATGCGACTAACCTGTCAGAGTTAATACTATTTATAGAATTGAAAAGAATTTCTCCGTGGGTTTCCACCCTACTATACAGTATCAGAGTATTACCTTCTAAATCTAGAGCTAGATTTTTTATAAAATTATTCCTTACTTCATTACTAATAAGATATTGAATCTCATCTTCATAAGTATCAAACTCCTGTTCTGGATGCTTTAGTATAAGTACATTGATTTTGAACTTAGCAAGATATCCTTCTCTAATCAATTGTTCTGTATTTACTATCTTATCAACTGGACCAAACAACCCTTCTAATACCCACTTATGAGTTTGTGTCCCATCAAGTGTTCCTGTAAATCCAATTCTATATTTTGCATCATGCAATTTAGTCATGATCTTTGTCAATGACTTTGCTTTGAATTGATGTGCTTCATCACCTATGACACAAGTATAGTCATCAAAATATTGTTTAGATAATTTATATACAGACTGCCAAGTAGTAATTGTTACTGGTAGATCTGTATTTTTTTCATATCCAGCATAGACTCTATGACAAAACTCTTCTGAGTTCCAACCATACTCCATAAAGTCTTTGTACATTTGTTCTACCAAAGATGTGGTAGGAACTACAATCAATATCTTTTCACCTTTTGCTACGAAGTATCTTACTATCGTGTAAATCATCATTGACTTACCTGATGCAGTAGGAGATACAATTAGTTTTCTATTATTCTTTAGTGCTTGATATACTGCTTTGATCTGATAATCCCTTGGTCTAAACTTAGTGATAGAAGTCATAAACTGTTTGACTCCTGCCATAGTTATCATGGGATTGGATTCTAATACATCCCCATAGTACTTGTTCCCTTCAAAACTTATCTTATACTGGTTCTCTTCACACCATGTAATTAGTCTATCCAACAAACCACAATAGATTTCACCAGTGGTAGGAGAGAATAAACGAATCTTTCCATCCCAATGCTTCTTCCTATATGCTGGCATAAATGCTGCTTCAGGAACTTCAAATGTAAATTGATCTGATAGCTCGTATTTTATATGTGGTTCACATTCAACTTTCAGATAAACTTCATTCTTTTTATAGACAACTAAATCGGTCATCCGTATCCTAACGTGAGTTTTTGGAACTCAATCGCATTCCTTATCTGCCATTGTCTATCTCTTATTTGAGTAAGAACTGACTCTAAAAAGAATACACATTGAGATTGATATTCAATCTTCATCTGAAGTTTCTGAATCTTTTTATCACCGTAAAGATATCTATCGACATCATTTTTCATTACTTTGAAATCAAAAGGTTCATTTTCATATACTTTGGGATCAGCTTTCCCAGTATAATATTCCCACCGTTCTCTCATCATACATTTGAGTTGGAACTCGGTGTTCTTCTTCATTAGATTGAACTCGTTGTAGAGTGTTATATATTCACAGTGAAGAGAAGGTATCTTCTTAGATTCGTCACTTAGTTCGTCACCAATCTTACAATCCTTCTCCCACTTCTTTTGTAGGGTTTCAAGGTTCATAGTTTAGTTAGCCCAGTCTCCATCATATCTACCATCACCTGATAGAATATTGTAGTGTGTGTATTTGAAAGTAGCCGAAGCACTCAAGTATTGAACATCAGATGCTACTGTATCAAATGTCAATGTAGAAAGTGATATAGGAAAAATGTCTTTGAATCTTATTGTCTGAATAACATTATAATTACTATTCAGAATTTGAAGGTTAGCATCTGATCTCTCATACTTATCTTTCCTAGAATAAGTAATTCTTGAATTCATCATATCGTCTGAAGCATATGGCTGTCGTTTATCATCAGCCTGTTGTTCAAAATCATACTGTCCCCAATATTCTGGGAATCCTAATGTTGTCAACCAGTCATGTATTTCAAGATAATTTTTCATCTCTTCATCTACTAAGAATCTTACTGAAAGATCCTCATAGTATAATTCATCTCCTGGTACTGG